AATTAAAGAACGCAGCATAAGGTGAATTATCTCCTGATTCAAATAACGCTTTACCTTTTACGTCTTCAAGTTGCACATTGATTGTTGGTAAAAAATCCAATCCTTGTCGAATATTAATTGATGTTATACCAAGTAGTCCGTTATCGGTCGCCCCTGGTTTTCCACCAGAATTAATACTTTGTCTTAAGAAAAAATCCGCAGGTTTGTTAGGATTACTAATTGAATTTTTTTTAGGTTGATTAACCCCTTCACCCGTAACACTATTTTTACCTGTAATTTCGTCAGTATAACTATTATCTAAAAATGTCTTATCACCAGGTTTTAAGAAATTGATTGTTGCAATAGAAACTGTTTGAATTTGGTCGTTATTTGCAACACCAACGGCTAGTTTAGTTCTTGGTAAAACTTTACACTCCAAGTTAGCATAAAAAACTAAATCTTCTTGTTTAATAAATCGTTCTTTCGCGTTACCATTTATATCGATAACTTTGTTTGGGTCTACGATTGTTATGTTGTTATAGTCAAATTCGACTAAAATATTTTCTGTGTCACCTACCATAATAAAAGAAATGATTATCCAATTGATTTTTATAATCCTGTAAAGAAGCTACTAAAGGAAATGGAATTGTCAAGATAGAACCGTCACTAATGTTCCACTCTTGTCCTCCATAAATTGGATTTGCCTGCATTATTACCCAACCAAAGAATGGTGAACCATAATACTGTTGCGACATTTTATCTAATCTAGACTGTCCTGCCTTATAAATGTATCGTTTATCGGTACTTTTACTTGGCAACGTAATATAAGGAACAACAGTCTGTTGTCCATTTAAAATAAAGTCATTATATCTATTATAATATTGTTTTGACGCCATAATTAATCAAATTTAATTTTACCTGTAAAGATTGTAGTATTAGCAGGTTCTAAGTTTACTGTCGTAAATAAATCAGTTAATAATTTCTTTTGAGCCGCCTCTGTTGCTGGGTCAGGTACTGTTGTATAATCAAAAACCCTTGTTTTTCCTGCGGGATATAAAATATCATCAGGACTTTCAATATATGTTTTATATTCAGAACTTTTTCTAAAATCTGAAAATATTTTTTCTTCTTTTTTAATTTCTTTACTATATTCTTTAGCTAAATCATCAGTAACATCATCAAACTTCTTCGTTAACTTTTTATTTGATGAAATGTTTGCGGTTAATATAAATGTTTTAAACTCCTGTAATTTATTTTTATCACTAAAGTTTCTACCAACCATCATGAAGAACTCTTTCTTATAAACATCGGTAAAGAAAGAATTGTCCGCAGTTTTAAAATCCCCCGTATTTTCATATGTGTTTGTGATAATTTCTTTAGCATTTAACACATCTAAAAAATCATTAAGTGCTTTGTATATTTTACCACAGTCAGTTGTAAACTCATCATAGGTATCCCCAATTAAAGGGTCCGATTGTTTAGTACTTTCACTAACTTTTGAAGTACCACTAATACTATATACTAATGGTGTTCCGTTTTCTAATTTTTTACCATCAGTCTTATCATTGACAACAATTAATTTTCTAATTACTTGTACATAGTTTTGTTCTTTAACTGTTAAATCAGTAACAATTTTTTGTGTACTATTAGGTAAAGTTAAATAAACCTGTTTTAAATAAGATATCATATTAGTTTTTATGACACTAAATTCATTAGGGAGTATATCCGGATAGTTGTTAGTATCTAATTCAGCAATTATTGGATTAAGTCCATTCTCAATGTCAACAATGCATTTATCCAACAATTCTTGGAATAAATTAACTTTGTCATTACCCGATGTTTTTGAAATTAACGGTTTACCATAAATCTTAGTTGGGTAACTAACAGTTCCTACCGTTAAAGGACCATCTTGATAATCTCTGTATTGATTAACTAATTGTAACACACCATAATTAGTTTGTAACACAATACTTTCCAATTGATTATATAAAGAATTAAAATATGAAGTTGTCTCAGACAACATCTTATCCATAATAACACCATAACTAATTTCACCAGTTTCACCTCCAACAACTCTGTTGAAATTAACGATGTCACCTATTGTATTACCGAAATCATTTTGAATTTGGTTATCAACATTGTCAACAGTTTCAACAGGTTGACTTTGTAATATGGATTCCATTAAAGTTTTATCTAATGCTGAGGTATCTTCAGTCCATACCGACCTCTCATCATAAATCTCAGTATTTGCATAATAGTTAAACGATAATGCGTTTTGTAATTGTTCTACAGGTTTAGCAAGACCCATACCCCCAATAAAATCAAAATTCATCGTAACATTGGCAATCATTGGTTGGATACCAATACCCTCAGGGTTCATATCAAATAACAATGGTTCATATGTGAATGAAACACTCTTAGGAATAATTTTTGTATTATAAAAGTCACCAATACGTAATATTAATACTGGTGGTGCTCCAAATGACGTATTAACAGCGTCATTATATTTTGGTTTACCATCAGGACCAATTGTTGGGATTGTTTCACCAGGTCTAACACATTGATTTAAGAAGGTTAAACGAGCATTCAATCCTTCAGGTGTCATAGAGTGAAACGCAGGATTAAAATACTTAATTTTTTCTTTTATTGAGTCATATAACATCGGAACATTTTCCTCAATTACTTGGAAATAATCACATTCAGAAAGTAACTGTCTTAATATTCGTTTACCAATACCTTCTTTAAGTTTTGTCTCAATGCTAACCGTTGGTTTTGGGGTAATAGGTTTAACTGTTATGTCAATAGTTTTAGGTTGTGTTGAGGTTTCTGTAGTGCTGGCCGGTGTATCTTTTTTACTTTCCCCTGGCGGTAAAACTACTTTAGACACAATTTTAACACGTCTACAAGCCATAGCATCAACCGAATAAATTTGTGAATTAGATGTAACAACGCCCGAACCATTTTTAATATCAGTCGTACAATTAACCGACGCCCCCGCACCTCCAGATATCGATTTTGGTATCACCACAGTTTCTGTTTCACCTGAAGCGGATTCATTTAAAATAAATTTTTTACTATCAATAAACGGTGTTATATCACACCCAATTTCTTTACCTCTAATTTTAAGATATTGTAAAACAGAATCATTTCTTCTTTTAGAAAGATTTATGTTATATGGTACTGAGGCAGGTGCTGAAGCCGAACCAACTAAAGTTAAATTAATTGTTGCGTTTTTTTCTTTTAATAAATTAAACGCCTTTTTAATAAAACCGTTATCCGCATTGTCAATTGTATTAAAGTTGTCGATAATTACCGTATCATAAAACTCTTTAACTTTTTTATTAGTATCACAATATGATGAGTTTGTTGTACAATAACTTAAATTTGGTGCAAATACTGCATTGGCTTTATCTACATAATTACTAATGAATGATGACGCGGTATAACTTCCATAGGTTACTTGATAAGGTACTGACGAAACTATTTTATTTGTGTTAGGGTCGGGAATATCGTTGTAAAAATAGAACGATAATTCGTTAAATTCGTTTTCAAATTCAACGCCTGAATTGTCAGGTGTGTCCGCCTTATTAGTATTATTTGCGGGAGTTGCAACAGTGTTAGTCACCAACCCACCCGAATTATCTTTAGGAATAGATTGATTAATACCTTGTAACTCTTCTTTAGTTATTCTAGGGTTATTTAATATCTCTTGGTAGGTATACAAATCCTTAGTCGGTATCGTATTAAATTTAAGTCCTAATTGATAGATATCATACTTCACACAACCCGCAAAGAACGAATCAATGATTGAATTTAATTTTTCTTTACTTTGACCCTTTAATTGTTTTTCAACAATAACATTCATAACAGAAGGGTGGTCAACAATAATTTTCCAAGAAAGTGTTCCTGTTCTACTTGTATCTTTATAAGTGTAAATTGGTTCAGGTCTACCTAAAAATGATTGTGAATTCCAATTCGCAGAACTTTGGTCTGAGAATTTTAAATCATAAGGTGGGAACCACATAACTCTACCCCCATTAGGCCCTTTCTCACATGTAGGTAATTCATCATATGTAAATCCTGGTCTACTTGAAGTTCTCCAAGCTAAATTCTCAATGGAAAACATATATTTTTTAGCGACTAATTTACCTTGGTTATTCATTTGAATATTTGTTGAACCAGGGTTTTTAAGTGGGGCTATGTTTAAGTTGTATGTGTTATCAAATACAGAATTACTAAAACGTCTACCCGAAGTAGTAATACCATCAGTTTTTTGTAAATCGGCGTAAGTGTAGTAAGGTGTGTCCTTAGTGAATACACGACAATACTCAATTCCTTTTTCTGCCCCCGTAGTAAAATCAGTGTACGATAATACTTGAGAACCTTTAGTTATTTCTTTATATCCATCATGGAATACCTTACTAACTTGGTTAATTGCATTACCAACATGTTTTAAACGAGAAATACCCGTAACATTATCCGCAGACTCAATTAATCTTTGAGTTTGGTCTAAAATTGAAGTCTCTTTGAATGTTATATTAGTTGACTCATCTCTTGTATAGTAACTACTAACTTGGTTAAACTCAGGGTCTAAACTACCTGTACCTCCACCAGGTGTTGCATTAAAACCAGCATTACCTTTATATTTAGGTGAAGTCCAAACAAATTGTCCGTCAATACCACCACCATCACTTAATGGTTTTGCCGCAAGACCAAATTTTAACACTTCATTATTACCTTCATATAATATTGCAAGTTCTGAAGGTCCATAAACAGGCGCAGGGTCCTGTTGTCCAAAGACATTAACTGGTATTTGATTTGCTGGTGATGTTATTGTTGATGGTTCCGCATTTCTACTGCCAACATAATAACCACCAACTAAAGTTCCATTATTAGGATTGATTAAATTAACAGCTAAATTAACCAAACCTTGAGCAACGCCTAATAATCCACCATATTGATTTTTATAATCAGGTTGATATCTGTTATAATCAATATTACGAAATAAAACTGACCTTTGACCGTTACCCGTATTGGCCAAAAATAATTCAGATGCACTTCTAGATGTGTTTAGAATTGGACCTAAAAACCCTCCCGTTAGTTGATTGATAACATTTAAAGCGTTTGATGTTTGTTGTGATAAAAACCCTGGCTTGTGTTGTTGTGTGAAGTAATCACCAGGAATCATAGAAACAGGCCAATAAGCACTTGCTAATCTAGTTGCCAAATCAAACGCCGCAACAATAGGATTTTCAGGGACAGTAATTCTATAGTTTTTATAAATTAATGGTTCTTGTCCTGTTGCAATTAAGGCAGCCTCAAAAGGGTCACTTAAAGAATCTAAGTTAACTTGACCAACAGTATTTTGAAATATCTCAGCGGCAATTCTTTGTTGGAATAAGTAATTAAGTTGTTCCGCCCCAATTTTAGCAATATAAGAATCCTGAGATAATGAACCGTCAGTTCCATTTGGGTTATCTGAAAATAATATACTATATGGTGTATAAGAAGACGGTACAAATGTTGGTGGATTCCAATAAGGTTGATAAATTTTATTATTGTTTTGGATATCCGTAATAACTACCATATCATTAAACCCACCAGAAGGTCCATATATGTTTTCAATATATGCGGCGTCGATATAAAACTCATTAACTAAGTCTAATACCGTATCTGTTGGACTGTACTCCCCTTGATTAGGGTTAACGGGTAATGGAGGTCCATTGTATGTGATAGTTGTATTAAAACCACCATTAGGTCCGTATTCATTTAATGGATATAATATCGCTGCAAATGGGTCATTAGCAATTAAACCATCGGGTGAATCAATAACATTACTTACTGTTTGTTGTATTTCATAGGCAATAGGTCCTGAGGGTGGTGTGTAAACACCAGGTACATCATATGGCTCCAAATTTGTGGCTAATAACGCATTTCTAAATGAAGAACTGTTAACAAACGATAATGTACTATCAGGCATTTTCTATAATTTTATTATAAATAGACATTATGTTTATTTTTAGACTCTCATACTTGCCATTTCCATCAATTGTGTTTGATTAGATGTTGGGGCGGTTAATCCATTATTATATCGACCTTTAGTAACCGCAGTAACCATGGCTTCTTTAACTCCTGAATTTTCAAAGGCTAACATAAGTTGAGAAGTATCAATATTTGAAGGTGCGGTTATGTTTAAATTAATATTAACAGGCCCTGAATCGGTCATTCTTTGTGTTGGGGGTTCGTTTCTATTATTAGAACCCATTAACGCAGATAAAACATCCTTACCTTTAGTGAACGACGCTAAGGTATCTTCAGGTAAAAATTCAACATTTTGACCAGGTAACTTTAACATATCTTTCGCAGTTGTTGTGGGTATATTTTCGGAAGTCATAAAAGCATTACCTAATTTTTTACTACCATTTTGTAACATTTCAAGAAAAATGTTTTGTTCTTTTGCCAAATTTGATGCCGCTGCGGCCCCCTTATCTAATGCCTGAGACCAAGCTCCGTCTACAAATTTGGCACTAGTTGACATACTATCTTTAACCACATTAAAAGTATCACTTAAAGAACCTTCACCTTTAAATATCTTGTTAATTGAACCTAAAACTTCTTCTGCCCCTGAACCTAAACCACTTCTAATATTTCTACTACTTAATTTATCCCCAGATAAGGCTTCAGCTCCCGCATCGTATAATAGTTTTGGAGCTTCTAAGGCTTGATTAGCAATTTTACTACCAGCCAATGCTCGTCCTGTTCTATTGGCAATAGACTCTAACGACTTATCCATAGATTTTGAAATTGTTAGTTGGTCTTTGGCTAAATCCTCCATAGTTTTTGGTTGAGCCATTTCTTTAAGAGCCTTCATTTGGTCAGGGTCTTTTTGTAGTTTTTCAATTGCTTCATTAATACCTAATTCTTCGTCACCTAATTGAATTTTATACTCTCCACCAGCACCCATTTCGGCCATACCCGCAATTAACCCTTTTTCTTCTTCAGTAAAACTTGACGGGAATTTAATTTTTTGCATTTTATCCGCAACCTCAGCACTTGCTAACGCCATTTTAGCTAATTCACCTTTATTCATACCCAAAGACTTTTCAACCTCCATTAATTGTCTTTTAGCACCTGGCATAATTTCAAACTTACCGTCCTCACCCAATTGAACAAACTGTTCACTCATTTTTGAGATTTGGTTTTGAAGTTCAGCGGGGTCATTCTGAGCCATATCCATTAAACGTAAAGGGTCTAATAATTCAGAATTTGCAACACCTAATCTTTGCATAGATGCCGCTAATTCAATTGCCTTATCAGGACTAAATAAGTCATCCGCCAATGTAAGAGTCCTATTCATATCAACTCTTAATAACGACGCTTGGGCCGCCATCTTAGCCAAACCTGTAACACCACCCGCAAAATTAAATTGATTTAATGCGGTCATGTTTGAAAGAACCTCTTTACTAACCGCCTGAGCGTTAACACCTGACTCTCTAGCAACATTAACAACTTTATTCATTTCACCCGCCACTTGGTATACGGACATACCCGCAGCTTTAAAATTAGTGACAAGGGTTTTTGCGGATTCACCTGTAACTTCGGCAGTTGCATATAAATCTTTATAAGAACTTGATGTTAGTATTAAATTTCTGCCTAATGCTTCGGCAACGTCTTTTTGGATAGTGACAATATTATCAAAACTACCCCCCATTCGTTCAACTTCAGAGGCCGCATCGGCCATAGCGGCCTTTAAATTAACAATGTTTTCACGACCTTGACCAAAAGATTTAACAATGGTTGTCGCTTTATCATCAATTTCTTGAATTTGTTTCGCAATATCACCAGCACGTAAATTAGTTGCCAAAGCGTCGGTAATTCTACCAACACTCTGTTCGAGGGCTCCTTGGACTTTACTTAAAAAGTCACCGCCAAGTTCGTTATCTTCAGGTCCTGCCATAGTTTAAATATTATATATGTATAAATACACCAAAAACAATTTTACTAACCGTTTTTAGGTGTATTGTCCTCAATAATTCTATCGATTAGGTACTTTCGCATATAAGTTGGCATAATGTGAAATTCAGTATAAGATAATCTTATAAATCTCGCCAAAAAATAATACTCCTCAATTAAAAATTGTTTGTGATTAGAAGAAAGGCCGAAAAAACTCCACCCCAAAGGTAATCTCGAAAGATACCAAGTCTCCTGAAGGGGCTTTTACTGATTTTACTAAATCTAATGAAGGTTGATTTTCTCTAATAAAATTACGGATATACTTAGAATCCATAATTGGCATTGAGTTAACGAAATTTGAAATTTGTTCCTTGGAATCATTCCCGTTAATTTCAATAATTTGTTTTGCTAGTCTCCAAGTAATGACTGGCGCCGTTCGTCCTACAGGATATTGGTCAGCCATTTTACTGATTTCAGTTGTTTCAGCAAAACTTAATGGTTTTAATTTAACCGAAACTCCTGATTTCGGTAATGTTGTTGTAAAAACACCATTTTCGTCAGGTTGGTGTTGTGTTTTTTTAATGTTTAACTCATCCAATACTACTGTATGTGAAAAAGGTTTACTTGTTTTGGGGTCAGTTACAGATATTTTATATTCAGGGCCAAATGAAGTGTTACGTAAGAAAATAAGAATAGCCTCAATATCACCGTCCAATAATTCTTCAGGTCTTAAATCGTGTTCATAAATTTTACTACGTAATAAAGTCATAATGATATTATCATTACTCATTTGTGTTGCCCCCATCAAAGCGTTTTCGTCATTTGCGGTCAAGTAACCGACTTTAATTGATTTCTTTTTTGATTTATAAAATACACCACCTGAAGGTAGTTGTACTATATCGTGAGGTAAGTTAAAACTCTCCGTTCCTGCGTCAATGATACTTTGGTCCATATTGTTTGTCTTTTATAATAAAATATACAGTAATTTCTTTTTTTTTAAATAGAAACAAAAAAATCCACATACCTAAGCATGTGGATTTAAATATATTTTGACTGAAATATTTTAATAGTTAAAAATCAATAAACTAATATACAACGGTCCATTCGCATTGTAGCTGTGATACTTGCTAAAGCGTCTGTATTATAAGCCAATGAGTCAAAGTTAACATCCGATAAGAATGTTCCCTCTAAAATCCATTTCTCAACAACAACACCAGTTGGGTCTAACATTTCTAAATCGACGTTCTTTTTGTATCCTGCGGCATAACCCATACGACCTGTCACTGATTCAGCACATAGACGTACCCACTCCATAAGAGCTTGAGACGCAGACGGACCAATAGGGTCACGGAATTTAACGTTAAGAGTTCCCCAAGTAAAACGACCTGCAACATAGGTTGAAGTGTTTAAGAAGGGAATCTCAACAGGGTTTATAGTTATATGTGGTCTTGACGTAGATTCAACGAACCATTCGTTAATACCCAATGTTGTTGGGAACCGAAGAATGAACCTGTTTTGTCTTTTTGGTTCATACGGTATCGGCATTTTCATCAATAAATCAGCCATTTTCTTTCTTTTTTTGTTATTTTGTGTTTATTTTGTTTTCTATAAATATCTCCAAATAAATTTTTTATCTTTACTTTCAAGATTTAAAAAATTATTCTTAGCATATAAGTATCTAGTTTTATTTATTAATATTCTTTTTTAATTCCTCCTGCAGTAGAATAAGTCTTAATTATATTATCTGGCTCATTTTCAAAATGACTTTTAACTTTTTCCACATTTCTTAAATCATCATCTGAAAAACCAATTATAGGTAAAAAGTTATTAGTTATTTTATTCTTTAAATACGCTTTCTTCTTAATTTGTTCAGAAACTTCTTTAATATACTGAACAAATTCTTTTAAAGCTTTAATTTTTCCTTCTTCGGGATTTGTTGCCGAGCCTTCTCCATAACTCACAGGATAAAATCTACAAAGGTCTAAATATTCACGAATTATTTCACGTTTATTTAAATCACCCTCATCGGCAATGTGTCGAAATTTTTCTAAGTTCTTAACTAACTCGTCTGAGTTAATTCCATTTTTATTTGAAACAATTAGGTTGTATACCGCCTCTTTAATTACCGAAGGGGTGTGACCTCTAGCGGTAACGATAGAAAAAATAGACCCGTTATTTAACGCCTCCACAAAATCAGGCCAAGCAGGACCTTGTTTAGCTAACATTGAGTCAACAATAAATTGTTTATCTCCATCAACCCCAAAATATTTAAATGGTTCATCACTAAACCCTACAATAGTATGTCCTTCATATTCAAACGGTTCCTCACCTATGTCTGTTCTATATTCCGCAAAATCCTCAGTTGACATACCAAAATTATTACCGTCCTCATCTTTTAAGATAATCTTAGTTGGCATTATCAGTATGTTGTCATCCCAATCAAATGAATAGTATTTCATGTCAGGTGTTCCCTCTTCATCAATACCTTCTACTATTCTTTTTCTATTTATCATTTTCACTATTTGGCTAAACAAGCCGAGGTTTTATGTCGACTTGTTTGTTATTTTATTTTAGATGTTCTCAAAAGATGCACCTGTTGGAGTAATATAGAACGTAATGTCTATAAATTCTAACGACTTTGTAGGTTTAACGTAGATTTTACCCGTCATTTGGTTTCTATCTAAGTCAGCAGCATCTGAAGAAACTGTTACACGGAAATCGTATAAACCTCTGTCTCTTCTGATTGCGTCTAATATAGGGTTAACCGCATCTAAGAAATCTTGTCTTACTTTTTGGTCGTTTTGTTCAAACAGTAATCTTACAGA